CTCATAAGTAAAGTCTCCTAACTTATTACGCTCTACTGTTATGTTGTTTCTCTTAAATAAAGATGAAAATATACCCACTTAAATTTGTTTATATACAAAAATACAATTAATTATGCAAAAAAAATAAATATTATAGTTACTAAGTCGTAAGTTTTACTTATATTGCAGAAATTTAAAACGGTAAACAAATGGAGATAGCATTTTATAAAGAGTTTTTACACCAGACTTTTAAGCTTAGCAATGAGTATTTATCAGATATTAGTATTACACAAGGTAATGACAGAGATGATTTCATTTCAAACGTTACAACCTTTAAAATGAGTGGATGTATTTACACTAATATCAACGAGATTAAAACTATTGAGGTAACAACTAAGAAACCATCGTTTTTAGATTGGTTATTAGGTAGACAAATAAAAACAAAGGTAAAGATTATCGCTAAGGATATATTAAAAAACCCTCCTACATCAATTGACAGTCAAAGAATTTATATAATAGAAAAAGATTAATACATGACAGAAACACAAGTACTAGACGAAATATTCGAAACATTTAAATGGTGGGTCGGCTTTTGCAGTAGAAATTACGCTGGAGTTTTAAAACACAGATACAAAACAACATCACTAACAGAAGGGACAATAATGCAGATAATAAAACACTGTGGTTATATAGTAGAAACAGAACGAACTTATAAAAAAAAGTAAAATAATTGTATAAATATTTTGTATAACTATAAATGTTATGTATATTTGTAGTGTAATTAATAACAAACAATAAAAACAAATATTATGACAACTGCACAATTAAACGAATCATTTTTATTAAACTTAGACGGTAAAACTTGTAACGCTATAACTGAAAACATAGCTAATCACTACGGAATAACAGAAGACGAAGTGTTTGACGAGGTTTGTTTTAATGAAGAAGCTCATAACATTATGGATTACATAACAGGAGATATAAGACAAGCAGTAAGCTTATTATTTAATAATTTTAAAAAGGGTTTACAATGCTAAAAAAAGACTATGCATCTCGATTAAAAGGAAAACTAATCGAGATGCAGTGCTTAAACCTATCAGATTCAGAAATAGAACGATGTTTTAAGAATACAGTTTTAGAAAAAAAGAATATAAAAAAAACTAAGGAGTTTATAAAATTAGGTCTTATAAAGTTATAACAAAAACTTACTTAACCCCTAAATACTTACATAACCACGCAATAACATATCTAAGAGCATCCATATAATGGTCATGCTCTTTTATTGGTCTGTCTAAGTTCACGCCTTTTATAATCTCCCATTCGTAGTTATCATATTCAAACTCAAAGTCTTCATTAGATACATAGAATATTTTAAACTTTCTTACTAATCCAATACCACCTTCAACACTTCCTGCGCCCTTCTTAGCTTTAATAGTGTTAAATCCATTTCTTAATAAATCTAATCTGTTTTCTAAATCAGCAGGGTCTACGATTAATGGGTCAGTCTTCTTGATTAACGTTTCTAATACACTAGGTAATCCGCTTGGCATGTCATTCATAGGACAGTACAAACGAGGTTTAACATAAAATTCATCTTTACCGTTGAATTTAATACTAACTAACGACGTCGGCGACTTCTGACCAAAGTCTAACCCATGGTATTCACTATACTTCAGTAAATCGTAATCCTCTTCTAACATTGTTTGCCAGCCTCGATAAATTCTGTTAGGCTTTTCAGCTTTCAATCCTAATCCGTAAACCTGCCACATATATAAATCAGCTGTACCATTAGCAACGTTTACAGGGTTAGAAGGGTCATAACCTAATATCTTAGCTTTTTGGTCAGGAGGACAAAAAGGATTTAACATAAAAGTACTGTGTATCATTTTGCAACGCGGATGCTTAGAAACCGTATCACTCCAATGTTTATCCTTAGGGTTTAAATCTAACCATACTTGATTTGACCTCATATCTATTTGGTCAAACGCTTCTTTAGTTACTTTATACGGTTCGTTAAGCCATGCGATGTCTTGTGTTGCACCGTGTGCATTAGTTGCATCTGCTTGATGCGGTTCTATTCTCGCGCCGTTTTCAAACTGTATAGCGACCGTATTTCGAGGGAATGAATACTTACGCCCTGACATAGGGAATATCTTCCTAAAATCAGCCCATATAGTCCCTGCTAAACTCTCTTTAGTATCTCTCCATATATTAATTCTAGTGTTAGGAGTTGTTTCACATTTTCTTATAGACGCTTCTTCTAAACTAAACGATTTAGAACTACGCGAACTACCTACATGCATTATGTATTTATAACGGTATACAGAGTATTCACCGTCTTCATAAATATAATTTAAAGGCTCGTCTGTCTGTGCTGAATGGAAGTTATCAGGAGCAGTGTAAATCTTTTTATCCGTAGTTATTTCTTTAACCTCCGTAAATTTATCACCGTGGTCTTTTAACAACAAAAGACTACTACCAACCTTTTTAACGAATTTAATCTTAAGGTTTGAGTAGTAGTCATGTTTAACAAATACTTCTGTAACTCCGTATTGCATTTAATTTATTTGTTGTACTTATCTTTTTTACTTAGTTCTCTTTTCATACTTCACTGTTTAATATCTCAACTGCTTTTTTAATAGCTTGTTTGCGTGCTTCTTGTAGTGTTTTATATCTAGCGTGTTTTAAATTGATACAATCATAGTCACTAATTAAACACTTATCACTTTTATCATTTATATTGAACCAATAAAAAAAACCTACTTTATATTCAATCCAATTACCAATTGTAACAACAACCCCAACACTATCAAAGAAGTCAACTAAAACACCGTATTGCTCGCTTGAGTGTAGGCTTTTCCAATTTTCAAGTATTTGCTCGTCTGAAAACCTTAAAGACAAATAAGTCTTTTCCTTAAATATCCAATTTAGATACCACTTCTCAAAATGTTCTAACGCTTTGCCTTTTAATAGATCTTTCATAATATTACTTTTTATAGTTATCATTAAGAAAATCAATAACGTCTTGTTTACTTATGTCGTGTAAACTAATAAACTCTTTTATTGTTTCAGGCTCTTCTACTTTAATAAAAACTTTGTTTTCAGGTAATCTATCATTAGTAGTTAACTTGTAATTGTAAGCGTATAAACCCTCTATAAAGTGATGGTCTAACGATTCTAAATCTAATTCAATTGGAATGTACTTTGTTTTCATAATACTTTTTTATAGTTAATAATAACAAATATACTAAAAAATAATTAAATAATACTATTCAGGCTGTAAATCATTCTTTAAATCTTCGTAGGTTCTACCGTCTTGAAGTACAACAGGAATCGACTGTGTCATAGGTTTCTCACCGCTTGTAACATCGTGTCTGTCTTTCATGTTGTGGTTGTTCTTTAGAATAAAGATAGCCATTGTAGAGTTAGCTTCTCCATCTAAGCCTTGTGATACTAATCTATTCTTAACAATGTCTTTAGCTCTTTTTATTGATTTAAATTCAGTATTAAATTTATTAGATAAATAACTAATTAATTCCTCGTAATAACCTAACTCAGTACATGCTTCAGATAGCGACCTACTCTTGGGATTATCAATAACAAAATCTAAAACACTGTCACAAAATTCAGTAGCTTTATCAAGCGTCCAAACTTCAGCGTTTGTGTTACCTTTCATTTTTTCGCTTACAGACATACTACTCCTCTTTAGTTTTCTTAGTTCTCTTAACTGGCTTCTTTTTAACCTCTAAAGACTTAACAAATCCTTTATCTTCTAATAGCTTAACACGGTCTTTACTATCTATAACAACAGTATCACCGACTTTAAGAATTTTATTTAATTCTTTATCTTTATATCTCTTTAATACTTCTACTTTCATAAATTAAACTTTTAAGTACGCAATATAATAATAATATATTTAATAAACAAGTAAAAACTAACTTTTATTTAAATAATCTTTTAATATTTGCGCTTTATTAGGTTTTTTAACTTTACTAGAATAAGCTCTTTTACCGCATTCACCGCATTTAGCCCCAACTTCCACCATTTCAGTATCACAACCTCGACACCATATTAATTTTCTTTTATGTAACTCTTTCATAACTAACTTTTATTTTTAATTCTCCAAACTCCTATTCTGTGAGTAAATAAATAATTATTCCTTTTAACTATTTTATATTTTTTAGGTCTCATAATAGTTTCTCCTGAATTATTGTAATTACATTGAACTAAACAATCGTCGTTTATTGAAACAGGTCTGTAAATAATCTCATTCATAATATTCTAGGTTTTATATTAATTTAGTCTATATAACACCCTCTAAAAACTATAACCAGCGACGGTATTAGGTTTAAAAATTAAACATTAAAGAGGGTGTGTTTTGTTATTTTCTTATAATCTTTTCTATAATATAAACACATAAAAAACACCATAAAATAACATTAAAACCTTCAAAGTTAAAGAAGTTTATTTTGATAACCCCAGCTAATAGAAATACCATAATTAAACAACCCATTAAAGCTTTAAACAGTATTTTAATAAACTTAACAAATCTAACATGTAGTTTAAATAATCCAAAAAGGATACTTTTATAATTATCTTTCATAATATATACTTTTGTTTAGTTTTCTATAATCGCATATTTATGTGTTACACTAACCTCACCTATATTAAAATATTTTTTGATATCCGAAACATTTAAAGATAAAACGTTTCCGTAATCTGTTTTAATTAAATAGTTTTCTGTTTCTGTTACGCTAACAATAATAGCGTTACCAATAAATTTACCGTTTTTCGTGTGTAATACTGTATTTAATTTCATAATATATAGTTTTTTATTCCTTACAAATCTACAACAAATAAACCGTTATACAAAATATTTATATATTTATTTTATTTAACATTAATAACCGCGCGTATAACACATTAAAACGATTTTATACACACTTGTTAACTACAATTTACCCTTACAGTAGGCTATCAATGCAGTTTCAAGCAAATTGTTAAAGCTTCTGTTTTCGAGTTTGGCTATAGCCTTAGAATCTTTTAAAATATTTTTTTCGATTCTCGCGGATATTGGTTGTTTAGGCGTTTTCGACATCTTGTAAGTTTTTAATGCAATTTTTACAGTGGATTATTTGACTTTGTATTTCTGCAACCATATCAGTATAAAAACCACCACTTAAGTTTTCGGTTGTTTCATACATTTTAGCCATTTCAATTAATTTTTGGATGTCATCTTCGTAAGAAGAGATTTTTAATCCTTTACTTGTGCAATCAATAATAGTTTCCATAATTTATATATTTATTTGTTTTGTATATACAAATATAATACAATTTATTTAATTATAGCATATTTACACAAAAATATTTTAAAAGATTCTTAAACGGGTAAAAAGTAGATAACAGCAGATATAATTTGTTTGCTTATTTAGCTTGAGTGATTGCAAATAAATTATATCTGCATCACGTTACTTTATATATTTATTCCTATATTTTTTCTGTCTCTCAGACAATATAAAAAATTCTTTTTTAATTAACAACCCTTTATCAGTATCAATTATATTTTCCTGAACATTTTCTAATACTTCAAATAAATCGATAATACTCTCTATAAAAAAGAACTGTACTTTATTTTCTATAAACTCAGGTAGTGTGACCTTCTGATGCTTCGTTAACTTTCCTTTAGGTAGCTTTAACTCTAGACCGATATAAACAGACTTATAAATTAACGTTATATCAGGCAATCCGTTTTTATCTGTAAACGTTACCCAACGCCCCTCTATAAAAGCCTTACCGCTGTTCTGTCTCCAGTGATAAAAACCACCACGTTTTAAAAGCGTCTTGCAATCATCAACTAAATCCTGCTCTTTATTGTAAACCTTATTAGCGTACAATTCAACTAAACTACCAATTTTGTTTAAGTAGTCGATACGCTCTTTTTTAACGGTTTCTGTGTTAATAGTTCCGTCTGTGTTACGTTCTATTTTCGCAATACGGTCGACAACTTTATTAACCACAGGTTTCTTAATAAACGGTATTTCGTCAGTAGGATAACCGTTATCTAATACAACGTTAGCGCAATCAATCATTATGCATTTAGTCTTGCCTTTAAATGACCTAATACCGCGCCCCACCATTTGCTTATATAATCGCATTGACTTAATACCTCTAACGAATAACATACATTCAATAGATGGCTCATTAAATCCAAAAGTTGCCATGTCAACATTTACAAGTATAGAAGTTACATTCTTATTAAAATCACTGTAAGCCTTCTCAATAGTCTTTTCGCTTAGTTTAGAGTGTACTATACTAACTTTATAGCCTAGCGCTTCGAATTGTTTTTTAACTGCATTAGAATGGCTTATATCGCTTGCAAATACAATTGTCTTTTTATCCTTAGCAAGTCTAACCCATTCGTCAATACTGTTTTTTAATACAGTTTCTTCGATTAGTATCTTACTAGTCTGTTTCTGGTTGTAATCTCCGTTAACAATATCAACCTTAGAAAAGTCTGGTTGCATTGTCGAGGTGTAAACATCCACGTCAGTAAGATAACCTAGATCAATTAATTCTTTTACAGTAACTTCGTTAACTATTGAATCATACCCTTGTAGTAAATAACCTTTTTCATCTATTGGAGTAGCAGACAAACCTATTATCTTAGAATCTTTGTAAGTGTCAAAAATATAATTAGTGTACTCTGTATTGTGTGAGTAGTGGCATTCGTCAATAAATATATAATCAAAGTGCTCTGTAACTTTACGTGAGTACATCGACTGTAAAGACGCAATAGTGCATAACGACTTATTATCCTGTGTTTTATTACCTAGTATTAAATTACCGAAACCAAACGATTCTTGTGTTTGTGTTGCAAGTTTAATTCGTGGCGTTGTAAATAACACACGCTTATTATTAGCGATTAGCTTTTGGATAATGTATTTAGCAATTATCGTTTTTCCTATCCTCCGCCTGTAGGGCAATACACTAAGACTTTGTTATAAGTCTTAATAGCATCCCTCAAGGCGGAAACTGTTTTATCTTGGTAGTTATATAAATTAATCTTTTGCATCCTAGTATTTAAATATACATTCTAAATAAACATCATCTCCAATAGGTATAAAAATAGAACCAACAAAATATTCACCTTTTTTTATTAGTTTTTTCCATTGATAATAATGATTAAAAAAGTAACCGTCTATACTTGTTTTTTCTAAAGAATCTAAATCTATATCTGATACATGTATAGTGTTGAATAATTCAAAATTATCATTTTGTTCACTTAAAAACTTGTAAATACTGTCTATTTCTTTTCTTATATTCATAATATTAGTTTTAATTGTTAATCTATTACGCAAATATAACTATAATATTTTAATTATCAGTTATAATTCTAAAAAACTTTACAACCTGCTCCGCAATCCCCCTCTAAATCGAATAAATCATTTTCGTAGATATACTCGTCAGTTGCGGTTGAAAATGGAAGTTTAGACATTTCAACTAAATCTTCTATAGTTCTGTTTTGTCTAAAAAAACTCATTCCACCTTTATTTTGAGCGTAATGGTTATAACTATCTTTACCTTCAATCGTTATTTTAGAATACTTTTTAATCATGTTGTGCCACCAAATTATTTTATCCGGTTCTTCTTTTATTATAGTCATAAGTTTTCTATTAGACTTCTCAAAACACATATCGCAATTACCTTTATACGCAGGTATTTTTATTCGTATAGGTTGGTCTTTCCAGAATCTGTTGCGGTCTTTTGTTATAATTCCTTTATCTAATAAAGGATAAAAAACATTATTATTTTTATAATCTTTACTTACACGATCCATTTCATCTGCCCTCATACCAACAGCGATTGAGTATTTTTTAACGCCAAAAAAATCATCGCAAAACTTTTTTAAAGGCACTATCTTTAATTCCCTGTTACACCATTTATTTATCTTAGATGGTATTCCGTACTTCTTTATACCGTCTTCAAATAATTCTCCATTACGCTTTAGATTTTCAAAGTCTGTTATTTTATATCCTGTCCCTATACCTCTTTCTTGATTTACAACAGCTTCAATCCAAAACATGTTTAAATTAAAATATTTATCGCAGTTATCCATAAAAATTAAACTTTCCTCGTCTTCTTTAGATGTATTAGCCATTGCATAAATTATATTGTGGTCAGGATACCATTCTTTTAATTTAACAGCCATCATTAAACTACTATACCCAGCGGATACAGAACAAAATATATTTTTATTATCTTTTAATTTCATAATTCTTGAATAATTTTTAAATCTGTTATAATTCCAGTCTTACCGTTTAGTTTTTCATGCATTGCAAAATACCCTCCATCAATATATTTAAAAACATAATACCAATCTGATACTTTTTCGCGACCTTTCCAAGCTTCGTCGTTTCCTTTACGTATCTGAATTAATCTAAACGGTTTTTTTAATTTACCTGTCTGCGTGTTAAAGTGGTTTGTCTGTGGTTTCATCTTCTGATAATTGTTGTTGCATTATTTCATAAGTTATAATATCACATTTTAAACACATTAATTGTTCCTGCTCGTTAATAGTTTTTAAATACTTACCACAACACACGCAATTTTCTATACTATTTATCATCTTCTAACCCTTTTATTAATTCCTTTGATAATTTTATAAACTCTTCTCTTTTAAGTTCTGACTGTTCAGGTTTAAGTATTTCAGTAGGAAACGGATTTGACCAAAAAGGTTCGTTTAAAAAATCATTAAGTAATAACTCAATTGCTAAATAATTACCGTCTTCTCTTAAAATTGTAATATCTGAAAACCTAACATCTTCACAAAAATACTTTGTATCCATATCGTTTTTAGTTAAATAGACTTCTTGTTTTACTAATTCTAAACAATCTTGTGGATAGTCTACTACTATTCCGTATTCCTTTAAATATTCGCTTTTTTTCATCTTTTATTTGTTTTCGTTAATTCTCTTTTTAGCTATATTAAAATAATCCTCATTCATTTCAATACCTATAAAATTACGATTTGTATTTTTACAAGCCACACCTGTTGAACCGCTTCCCATAGTTAAATCCACCACTAAATTATTTTCATTACTAAAAGTTTTTATTAAATCTTCTAACAATAAAACAGGCTTTTGTGTTGGGTGGTGTCCGTCATAATCTTTTTTGTACTTTAAAATATTACTTTTGTATTTTTTACCTTCCCATAAATTAAATATGCTTGGCGCTAATTCATTAAGATGTTTATTAATCATCAATCTATAAGGTTTACCTATTTCCTCAATATAACCATAAGGTTTATTAAAAAAACCAGTAGGTTGCAATACATTTTCGTAAATATCTTTAGTAGGAAAAGTAAATTGAGCTTTGCCCCAATAATGTTCTAAAACACTTCTGTCTTTGTTTCCTTTTTTATTTGTGTAATCACTAAATAAATTATTTAATTGTCTATTTGTTAATCCTGTTTTCTTTTTTTCCTGTATTAAATAATCTCTTACAGGGTTATTTCCTGTATTGTCGTGTTTTGGGTGGTTCTTACTAAAAACTAAAACATCTTCATAATAATTTAAAGGTGCTTTTTTAGCAGTTAAAGCGTTTGCAAAGTGGTCTTTTTCCCAAATCATAGAATAATTAAACGGTAAGTTTGGTAACGCTTTATTAATCAATTCATTTGTAAAAGGTTGTTGTGCTGTTAATATCATTTTACCGTTTTTTCGTAAAATCCTGTTTGCTAATTGCATTATTTTATCAGTGTCAATAACAACATCCCATTCGCATTTACCGCTCATGCCATGCTTCACGTTTTTTATATCTTTTACAGTTCCATAGGGTAAATCCGTTAATATTAAATCAACACTACCACTTTCTATTTTATCGCTTTCAATTAAGCAATCGCCTTTTAATAATTTAATCATCTTTTATTTGTTTTTAAATTCTTTAATATAATTATATATTGTGCCACGACTAAAACGGTATTTCGTCCTCATGCTCTGGAGCGTCTTTATTTATTATTTCAAACCATTGCATACCATTGCTACTTCCTTTATCATAACCATAACCCATATATTTACAATACTTTTCAATCCAAATAGTAAACGTTCTTTGGTTTAACCATTTTTTAAAATCAGGATACTCCTCTATAAACTGATTGTAATATACTTTTTTATCGTTTCTGTTATTAAAAGGTATTTTAGCAGTTTCTGAAATCCATTCGTAAAATTCCATAGAAGTTTCTGCTATAAACTTTCTTAGTTTAATATTTTTAGAGTTCTGTTTTACTAATCCGTTTTTTAAATAAGACTGTAAACAGTTAACCATATAATTATCAAACTTATTAAATTCGTCTTCGTCCCACTCATCGAATAATTGCCTTCCAAACTCATCTTCCGGTGTCATATTCTTACCGTAATGCTGTGCAAACTCTATTTCGTGTCGCCTTCTGTCATGGCTGTTTCCCTCACCTTTAACAGCGTAGTTTGTACTTAATACAATCTTAGGGCTATCTTTAACACTTAATTTTATAGGGTCTTTATATAAGTGTCTAATAGTAATACCTTCAGTAATTAAACTAAATTGATTTTCAAAGTTAAAGTTTTTCGGTATATCATCAAACACTAGAATCTTATCGTCTAAACTTACGGATTGATTTTGAAAACTAGCTTTATCATTATGACTTTTACCATCTATAATATGTGTTTTTCTAATCTTTGAAACTCCTTGAATAAATAAACCTTTACCAGTTCCACCTTCAGGGTTTTGTGTTATTATTTCATCATTTAATATAATAGCTTTATTATTACTTCGGTTCTTATAAGTACATAATAAGTAACCTATACAACATTCTATCGGTAAAGGCTCTTTATTAGCTATATTATTAACGAAATTAGAGTAATCATTTTTAAAATCTTTGTTTAGTTTCCAATCTCTAGGCAATATATGCGATTTCCAAATATAACCATCTATATCAATATATTCTTTTAACTCAATATTATCTTTTGTTATTGATAATATACCATTCTTAAAAGCTATATAAGACGTTTTAAGCGTGTCTTTTAACATCATTAACTCGATACTATCAAGCATTAATAAAAACTGCTCACTAAATAAGTTTTGATACCCTGCGCAATACTCCCAAACCTTATACTCTTTTGCTTCTGCTAAGTAATCTAAAACAAAATCTTTAATTCTTGCAATAGAAGTAACTTCTACTTTATTAGATTCAATCTTTACAAATGTAGGTTTGTCACCGCCTTCAGGATAATACTTTTTAAATCCGTTACCTTCTAAGAATATCTTATATTTTAAAGGTGATATTTTTAACTGTTCTTTATCGTTATAAAACCAAAAGTCGTCTGCCTCTGTTTCTTCTTTGATTTCATTATAAACATCTTCGTCTAGATGATACTTTTTAATTACTACATCTTTACCTTTCTTTAAATCATTCTTTATAGATTTAAGTTTATTATAGTCTTCAAAGTATTTAGAGTTAAAAGAACGCATCTTATATGCACTTCTAATAGCTTTCATTTTAGCGTTTTCGTCTTTACATTCGCCAGCAATTATATGATTATATAAATAACTTTCTGCATAAGTTTGACTTACTCCATACTCACAAAAAGCGCCTGCTAAATCAAAAACATAATTATTGCGCTGACCTGCTACAAAATCTTTACCCCAACTAAAAGCCATTATTTTCTCTACTATTTGGCTTTCATCACTTAAAGGTATTAAAGGTATTTTTTCAGATACACTAAAACCTTCATCTTTTAACTCAGGACTATAAACTTCAGCTTCATAATTAATATAAATATTAGGGTCATAAGATTCAAAACAAACTCTATCTACATTGGAGTTAGAAGGGTCAAAGTAATCATAGTTAAACTCTTTTTGAAAAGCCTTAAAATACTTACTATGCTCTATTGCATCGCATGGAGGTATATTTACTAATCCTTTTATACCTTCGCCACTAGGACTAATAAAAAGAGTAATAATATGTTTGTTTTTCTTTAATTCTTCTAAACTATTATTTAGTTCTTCTTTGTCAGGAAACTCGTCAAAATCAATAATCATTAAACCTGAATGATTTACAAGTCCTTTCGTGGTTCTATCTTTAAACTCACCAGCAAAAACCAAACAAGGTAGTCGTGCCTTTCTTTTATTGTATTCAGTCTTATCTTTTGCTTCTCTAGCATTAAATACAATATCTTTAGATTTACCAACTCTAATCCTTTCTAAAGCTTTATGTAAAGGAACAATGAAAGGAACATCTTTAGACTTGTACAAGTCTTTAAAAATACTTACGTTTCTATTTCTCATATTAAAAAGTAAACCCTCAAAGGAGTGGTGGTAGTTTAACACATCCTTCAAGGGTCTTATAAATTTCTTTTTACAGCTACCACACCGTCTTTGACAAAGGTATAAAATAAGGTAATATAAACCAAGAAAATACTCGTTTTTTTAACCCTTAATTTTTTAGCTCCTGTTTTTAGCTCGTAACTACTTGATAATCAAAGGGTTTATAAAAACAGTAGTTAAGGATTTTATTTTCAAGGACACCCCCCCCTCAAATTAAGAATCGTTTTTCAAGGGGGAGTATAGCGGGTAATTTATAACTCCTTTTATAAAAGCAAAAACCCCTGTAAATTAATACAAGGGTTAATAAATCATCTAAAAGCCTATTACATTTTGATAATTCTATCATAGTTTATCTATTTATTTCATCAAATATGGTTATTTGTCTTTCATTTTTTTTCTTTATTATACCAAGTGCAGTTTCTAAAATAGTTTTACCTGTTTCATAAAAAACTAAATTAGAAGCGATTTTACACCTTGGCTGACTTCCTTTGTATTTAGTAAAATCATAGTTATGAAATCTGCTTAATTTTTCAACTCTATTTTTACCATTTCCTATGATTCCATTTACAGGCTCTTCTATGTTTGGTAAATTAAAATTAGTCCAATATAAATGTCTACCTCTTTTTTTTGCAGGTATCAAAGGTTCGTAGAAAGGTATCACGTTTTCAACTACATATTTACCTGTAAAATAATATTTAAGAAGTAAAACCTCTTGATATAATTTCATATCTGGGTATTTTGTTTTAGCTCTGTTTTTATTTGTTAATGCTAATCTACTATGCGTAGGACAAGGGGGAGAAGTCCAAATAAAATCGTAATCTTTGAAATTTTCCAATAAAAATTTATGAGCATCTGTAATAATTACTTTATCATTAGGAAAACGCTCTTTGTAAAGTGTTGCTAATTCTGAATCTAATTCTACAGCAGTTACTTTTATTTTAATACCTAACTCTTCAGCTACTTCATCCCATTTACATCTGTTACCACCTAAACAAGCGTATAAATTTAAAATATTATATACCTCCATTACTCGCTAATTTTTTCGTTATACAACTCAATCCACTTATAAATCGTATTTCTACTTACTCCCAAGTATTTAGCGGTCTTTGTAATATTTAAGCGACTGTTACCACTGTACGACTTGTAAAACGTTTGCTCTGCTTCTGCTAACGTCATCCCTAACGGTTGTAATTTCTCGCGGTTTTGTTTTTCTTCTAATAGTAAGTCTCTAACTTCTGTTAGTAGTTTTTCCATGTTAGTTGGTTGTTGTTTGTATTCTATTATTTGAGCGTATCTATCATAAAGCAAACTATATAGAATAAGGTCTGTATCAAAGTTTTCTACATCTGATATTTTAAGATAAAAAGTCCCATAATCATTATAAATTCTACTTTCAAAGTCATCTTTTATAATCGCTATATCTCCGTATTTATCCTCTATAATCTTAGCATCTTTAAAATACTCTATTACATCTTGTTTTGTTACTTTCATAATTATTATTTTTATAGTTTAAATTCTTTATTCATTATCGTAATACCAAAAATTACCCTCTTCACTGAAAAATAAACCTATATTATTTAATTCTTCTAAAAAAAACTCTGTGTCCTTTTCAGCGTTAATCATTCTTCTATTAAGTGTATCTACTAGGTTTTGCATTATTATATCCATGTTTTTACCTTTCAATTGTTTATATAAATTCTTTATGTTTAGATATTTCAAAGTATAATACTAATACAGTGTTATCTTCTCTTACCCAGTACTCTAGCAATTCTTTTTTATTATTAGCTAAGTTAATTACAAAGATATACTTTTTAATATAAATATCTTTTTTAGACTTAGGATTATAAACATTATTTATATAATCCCTTTCGTTGTAGTATAGCTTATCTTCTAAGTGATGAAAACTAACAGCCTGTAACTTATAATCTTTATTTGAAAATACACCATTAGATTTGTTGTAATTAAGCTTTAATGCTTCTTTGTGGTTTTGAGCGTTTACTGCAAACCTCAATAATAGTATTAATGTAAATGTTATTTTTTTCATGGTTATAAAGTATTTATATCAATTGCTAATCCTTTTTCTATAAGTCCGAATACGTCGAAGTGCCATTCAATTAAATGTTGAACTAAAAAATAGTCACAATGGCTTAACCATCTTAAATCCTCTTCTATCCTGTTTATTTGATTTTCAACACCTATAGTGTAATATGTTTCAATAAGCCACTCTATGTAATTTAAACCGTCTTTATTTTCTTTTGTTAAATCGCTTAAAGGTCTTAGTATTGGTTTATATTTTTGTGATTTTATAATACTTGTTTTCTCAAAGAAAACATCACCAATATTTACACATTTCTCTTGACCTTTAGGAGTGAACCAAACTACTAGGTATTTTTTACAAGAAGCGTCCAAAACTTTTAACCTATAAGGCAAATAAAGCGCTAAATGTTTTACTTCTAATTTCATAATTATATATCTTTTAATAGTTTTTTAATCATTTGTTTTTTAATCTTCTTAGCTTGTTTCTTGTTGTGTGATTTGTTAATTGATTCTAAGAAAATATCGAAATCAATACATATCAAATCGTCTTTAGCTTCTGTTTTGTATTCTACTATTTCAGCGTACCCTTTATATCTACTCCATAATACGGTGTAATCAGATTCATCTAATGTAGTGTTATCGCCTACGTAATAGTAATGACCTGAAAAACATATTTTTTTAGTATCACTCAATAACTCACTATCATGTACACATCTAACTATTTTAGCATTCTTAAAATGTTCTCTTACTTCTTCAATCGTTGGTTTTCCCATAATTATATTGTTTTTAGGTGTATTTCTAATTTTACGTTTTCTAAAGAGGTTTTAATATCTTCTAACTGGGAAGTGTAAGACCATTCAGAGTCTTCTTTACTAATACTCTCAATACCTAATTCTAATTTTTCTAAAAGAGTTCTTAATTCTTTTAACGCCTCCATTTTTAATCTGCTGTTATTTTCTACATCTGTAATGCAGTTTAATAAATTATTTGTCATAATTATATTGTTTTTAGTTAAACTTTTTTCAAAGATAGTGTTTTTGTTAATACCGTGCAAATATATTTACAAATTAACGTAGATTTTTTTTAGATTATTTTTGTAAGTGTACAATTGTACAATCGATTGTACACTTTTGTACACTAATTGTACACTTTTTAAAAAGTAACTTTGTAGTGTTTATGGGGGTTAACAAAGGAAAGTGTACAAAAAGTGTACAATTGTACACTTTTGAAAAAAATAATTTTTATAATTTATGTTTTTAAATATTTAATTTTCTAAGTGTACAAGTGTACAATTGTACACTTTTTTAGACACTTTACGTTGATAACCATTGCTATCATTGACTTTGTTGTTTTTCTAATTGTACACTTTGCGTTGTACACTTTTGTACAATTGTACACTTTTGTACAAAACTAAAAAACCCCTGTAAATTAATACAAGGGTTTTAAATTGTTGTTTACTTTAGACTAGAACGGTAAATCGTCGTGGTCTTCGTCTGGTAAATCCGCGCTAGTTAATTCGGTAGCTTCTTCACCTCCTTCAGCTTTAAATACAGACCAAGCATTTAACTCATTAAACCATCTTCTATTCTCTTCAGGTTCTCCTTCTTTAAGCCATGAGCGACCGTTTAAATTAAATTTGATATCTACCCTTTGACCTACTTTATTATACTGTACAAAGTTATCTATTTTGTCTTGAGTAATGCTAAACTGTATTTCTTGTTCATACATTCCGCTATCATCTTTTACTACAAATTCTAATTTTCTAAAGCTTTCACCGTAAACTTTTTCTTCTCCAATTTTAATAATTTCTACGTTGTTTAATTCCATAATTTACTTTAATTTTAATTTTAATGTTTCTTTTAATGTTTCTAAATTGTCTTTTTCTGTGCTTGCTGGTATTGCTTTCCAAGCAGTAGCTAATTCTTGTAATGTTTTACATGCTTCTAGTTTTGATTTATAATCTATTTTCTTTACAGGTTCTGCGAACTCTTTTTTCATGTCGTTAACGTATCTTATATCGTCAAATTTACCCATGAAGATATCAGCATTAAACCCTAGTTTAGACAATGCTTTTGTTAAAGCGTCTGTTTCTAGTTTCTTTGCATAGTTATCATCTATTTTAGAATGCTTGTTATCTGTAAACATTTTAATAGAGTTTGTTATTTCAAATTCTCCTTCAGGGTAAAAGAAAGTAGCCTTAAAACCAACTAAACCCAAAACAGTATTAACATCTTCTATTTTTTTAGTTTTGTAGTCCATTACTTTTAAAACTATTGGTGTGTTAGTTATTGAGTAATCTAACTCTATATTTCTAAATCCCCATGTTTTTCCATAGCTTCCAAATTGTTCAGTAGCATTAAGTATTTGATACTGTGGAGAAATAGCAGTAATTTTATTACCTCCTACTTTTGCTTCTTTAGTGTATTTTGGGTTTGTCTTTTCGACGGATTCCCAAAGCTTTAAATTGTCTTTACTCATAATATTTATTTAAAAGTTATACGCAAATATAATACATTTTTTTTGTATAATCATAGTTTATTTATATTTTTTTAGGTGCTAACATATCAACTTTAATAGGTTTGTCACAAGTATAGTTAATAAGTTTAAACTCTTCAATAGTTAAATCATTAAAAACACTGTCTATTTGTTGTGTGTAATCTATTTCAGGAAGTTTTAAACTACATTCGCTATGTTTGCCTGCATCTCTTTTTAAAAGCTCTTTAACAGCCTCGTATTGATTATCGTAAAAATGCACACATTTTAAAGTCCCTTCAATACCTAGCGCTTTAAATCCTGTCATTTGTTCTAATATCAAAGCTAACGTAGCATATGACGCAATATTAAACGGTAAACCTAAAAACGTATCTACACTTCTTTGATTCCAATGTAGCTCAAAACCAAACTCGTTATTTTCTAAAGGCACACCAATAATTTGAAAACCTGTGTGACATGGGGGTAAAGCGGTTTTATTTAGTTCTGAAGGATTCCATGCCTCAACTTTTAAACGGCTCGACATGATATCTTTTTTCATTCCGTTTATTAACTCTTGTATCTGGTCGACTTCGTTATTAAAGTTTCTCCATTGTACAGAATAGTTTTGACCTACTGAGTAATAATTAATAGCTTCTTTAAAGTCTTCTAAATTAAATTCTGTTGAATTATCTTTATTAAAGTAGTTTAAAGCATCTTTGTCCCAAATATCGATATTATTATCATACAAATACTTAGTATCATTATCACCACGTAAAAACCAAATCAACTCACCGACAACGCTTTTTAAATAAAGTTTCTTATTTGTTAACGCTGGGAAACCATATTTAAAACTATGTTTAAAAGTATAGCTTGGTATTTGTAAGCGCTTTACACCCCTGTTTTTGTTTTCGTATTCGTAACCATCTGTTAAAATAGTTTCGCATAGTTTTTTAAATTCCTTATCTATTATCGCCATCCTTTAATTTATTAATTTTAATGTTAATATCTGTTATTTTCTGTTCGTAATCTTTTTTCATTTGTATTAATGTTTCAAGACTTTCACCATACGGATTAGCTTTTAAATAATCTAAAATCTTATTATAATTTTTTGCTAACTCTTCATAACCATTAGTGTTAATCCTCTGCTCTGCTCTTCCTGACATTATTAAAAAAGTAGACCTTTTACAATTAACTAACTCTGGCACATCGTCAAAATCGTTTTTGCAGTTTTTTTTGCAGATATAAAAATACAATGACCTTAAATCTGCATAGTCTCCTTTTCTTGATTTAACAGCTATATCTAATTTAAAAAGTGTTTTTATAGCGTCTATTACTATTTGAGGTTTTAAATTATCTAATTCCATGTTATACTTGTTTTATTAAAGCGTCTAAGCTTTCTAAATGTTTAAAAGGTTGTCTTAACTCTCCGTACAATGATAAGATATTATTAAGGTAATTAAATTGTTTTGAGTATTCAGGGTTGAATCTAATATCGTCCTTAAAAATAACTAACATTCTTTTTATTCTTATATTATTGTTAGTAGGAAGGTACTCTTTTAATTTATCTATTGTTATAAATTCGTCAGCGTATCTATAACAAAGCGCAATAAAAGCACGTCTTAAAAAAGCATCTTCGTGTTTTTTGTTTTTTAATTTAATATCAATACCTGTGTCTTTTTTAATTACCTCGTAAATATCTTTAATCTTCATTTTATAAATTATTTAATTCTCTTTTGTAATCCTGTACTTTTATATTATCGCTTTCGTCTTGACCTTTTTCTCTAAGCTTATACTTTAATATATTTCCTTTTAAAAAGCCTTTATACTCTTCAGATGTTAAACTTAGTTTAATAACGTCTATCGCTTCGAAATCATCCCACAATAAATAATGCTTAGATGCTGGATTTTTTAGAGTTTTTTCTTCTGTTTTATAATGCATTATTTCAGCGTAACCATATTCTTTACTCCATAAACCAGCATAGGTGTTATCGTCTGAACCGTAAACACCTGTATAATAAAAAGGAAATTCTCCATTTACAAAGTTTATATCTTCAACCTCCATTATTGTTTTATTATCGAGTACGCATAAAACTATGTTAGCATTTTTAAAATGCTCTCTTACTTCTTTAATTGTTGGTTTTTTCATTTTATTTATCGTTATAAAGGTTAATAATTTCTTTTAATTTATTGTAACTGTATATATTTTCTGTTGTTTTAAAATAGTCTAGTAAGTGTTTAGCTTTTTCGTTTGCAATTGCTTTTTTTCGTTGTTGTATTATATTACTCATTGTTTCTTCTTTCCAGTTCTTTTTTATATTCTTTATAGTTGAAGTATTGTTTTACTCTTTTACCGAAATATGTTTCCTCGTCGTACCACATATCTTCAGCGTAACAACCGCAACCACCATATCTAACAGTTAAGCCTTCTTTAGACTTTCTTTTAATAAAATTAATTATATTAATTAAATGACTTAACTTTAAATCTTTTAATTCTGTTTCGTTTCCTTCTTTGTCCGTGTGTTTATAATTACTCATTACCTTTTAGTCTTTTATTGTTAATGTATCGTTCTAACTCTCTTCCTGCTTTTTTCTTAGCGTTTTTTAATGCTTTAAAGTGTTTATCATCTTTAAAAGCAGTAGTATCTTTAAAATGCCTTAAATCAATTATCTTAATATCAAATTGCTTTATCCATTGTTCAAAGTTTAAAGCTTCTTTTTCTGTGTCAAATTTAAACGTATAATTAACTTTCATTTTACAAAGGTGTCTTTAATTAATAAATACGCTATAAATCCCACGAATAAACCTATTATAATTGTCTCTATATCCATTTTTTATAAGATTTAATAATGTTGTTTAATAAGTTTTTGTTGTGATCTGTTTCTTGTTTAGGAGCTTCTGTAGTGTTAGAAATAATTTTATTTAGATAATGTATTGTTATATCGTTTTCTTTTGCTACAAGCTTGTCAATATCAGATATTTTTTTGTGTTGTTGTCTTGTTTTAATTGCTAAGTCTTTTAGTTTTTTTATCTCCATGTTATTTATTTTTTTAGCGAATGTTTTAATGCCTTTACAGTATAGAAGTATATCTGAAGACGTTTTAATATCATCATTTACACGCATATAAAAAGCACAGTAACCTTCATATATTCTAGATTCGAAATCAGAATCTATAACCGCTTCATCACCATAAAAGTCTCTTACTTTATTAGCGTCTTTAAAGTGATTTATTACATCTTGTTTTGTTATCTCCATAATCTTAATTTATTTTTAATTTTTTGTAAAGTACTTATTTTATCATCTGACCAGTAAGGACTTGATACACTTACTACCTCGCCTTTGTTGTTTTGTGTTACTATAACACCTGTTTTTAGTGGTATTTTTTTCATAATTATAAGTTTTTAAGTAATACAGATAAAGAAGCAGCTAAACATAATCCACTAGCGAAAAAGTTTACACATGCATATTTATAATTTTTCTGTTTGTAGTTTAAAATTCCTACTCCTACGTTTAACCAAAAAAGGTTTAAGTTTACTATTGCTATTATCATAATCTTAATTTATTGCTATTGTTAATAATTGTTTTAAATCTTCGTATTGCTCGTCTGTTAATACTATTTCGTCACCTTTAAAGCAGATTTCTATTCTGTCAGCTCTTAAGTTTATAATTTTAACCATAAAGTCTGAAGGCGTGAAAAAATCCTCATTGTCAAAGTCTTTGGTTACAACATGATAATCATAAGAAAAAAAGATATCAAAGTTGTTTTGTTTAAACTCGTAAGTTCCTGTGGTTTCGTAAGACGGCGTGTCTACGTTTAAAGATAATTCTGTAAATTCTCTTTTAAGTAATTTGTAAATTTCTGTAGGTGTTTTCATGGTTTATAATTTAAAAGTTTTGTTACTTAGGCATGATACTATTGTTTCTAATCTCTCAACGGTTTCTAGTTTGTCGTCTTTGAAACACACAGATTCATCGCTAGTATAAATATCATCAAATATGCCAAAGCTTAAATCATCTTCTATTATTATTATTGAATAGTCGCATATTCTAATAACATAAATATCCCCTACTTCAGTCACTTTATCAGATTGTTTTAAAATTTCGTGTGTTAATTTCATAATTTATAATTTTTATATTAGTATTTCTTTTGTCAAAGATACACTTTATTTTCATGTGTACAAAAAAAATATACAATTATTTTAAATTATTTTATTAGGTATAAAAAAACCCCTTAATAATTAAGAGGTTTAGTAGTTGTGTTATTTAATCTTTTTATAATCTAAAAAGTAATCCGTGTGACTTATTTCGTTGCTGTCTTTAGGTATCACCTGAATAGAATAACCACTGTAACAGTCGCCAAAATTATGTTGCACCCAACTAGAAGGAGGCGCAAAACTCATAAAGTTTCTATAATCAAAAGTACTGCATTTATTATAACCTATTTGATGCAAGTCGCCTTTTTCAACGTGTATATATTTGCTTTTAATATCGTAAAATCTAATATAATCATTAATAAAGTTAATAGTCTTGTCGTTTAATTGAAGTGGTAAGCCTTTAAACATCTGTTTAACATCTTTACCATGTGTTAATATAAAACAATGATCTCCGTAAATTCTATGCTCTAAAAATTGTGACAACGTTTCTACTTCTACTAAGTCAGTACTATATAATAAGTTTATTATTTTCTTAACCGCTATATTAATAGTGTGACCAAAGTCTCCAGAATGATTGTCGTTAATTACTTTTCTTAGTATTATTTTTTTAGCTATTCCTTCATCGACTAACGATTTAATAAACTGTACTTTAGTATCAACACACACTTCAAATACTTCTGCGTTGCTCATATTTTGCGGTAATTGATGACCTCCACGAGTTGTTAATCCATTCCAGCCGTCTTGCTCGTCTCCTAAGTTATCCAATAATAATAAATCAAATTTACCGTGTGTTTTAAATTCTTTTATAACACTATTAAATACTTTTTGATAAGACTGTGTATATATATTAGCATTATACTCATACTTGAACAAACCTAATCCGTCAGGGTTTGGCTCAAGTCCTACGTGGTCATCACTTGTAGTTACTTTTAAAGCTTTTTTATTGCTTTTGCTATTACTTACACTAAACTTATTTTTAGACAACTTAAAACGCTTTAAAACGTTATCAATAGATTCTTCAATAGTGTTAGTTATAGAGCTTACTTTAGGGTCTATATAAAAAGGATTATCAACTCTTACGCTTTCGTCTTTAGTTTTCAACCATAGCATTGGAGCGTGTGCTGGATTTACACCTACATTTTTACAAGCTTCTAAAACTCCACTGTTTTTAGCTTCGTTAAGTCTTTTTAATTGACTTTCGTTAAGTGGATATTTTGGATTCCCTGATTTATAATTTTCTTTAGGTTCTATTCCTAAAAATTCTGCTTCGTGTTCGTATAATCTTACTCTTTTATTACTCATAATTATAATTTAGTTATTTGACTTTTTAAATATATAAACCCTGCTAACACTATAACAATTAATACTATAATAGCGTATAAAAAGTTTTGAGGGTTGAACTCTGCATCTGTTTCAACGTCTTTAGAATTTAAAGCTGTTAATAATTGCCTGTTTATTTCATTAGTTTGATTTATTAAAGCTTGCTGGCACTCAAAGACTGCGTTTCCGTCAGAATCATAAGTAATACGAGCGATTGAAGGCGTGTTATTTTTATAACTAACCCTTTCAATCACAGTGTCTTTTAATTTAATATTAGGCACGTTAATAGTTATCGTGTCGCCTTTTCTAAAAGTAGTTGTTTTGATTTGTTCTGTAAACTCTTTTTTATCAGAAGTTTTCACTACGTCTTTTTTAACACCGCAACTTAAAAAAGCTAATGATATTAATATAATTGTTTTTTTCATACCGTGTAAATTTTTAATATTAAACTGTCTTTTAATTTATTGTTATTGTCTTTTAATTGTTTTATTTTCTCCATGCGTTTAAAATCGTCTTTAAGATTTGATTTGTAATTACTGCATGAGGTAATAAACAATAGTATTAATGTGTATTTAATCATCTCCTAAAAGTTTATCAAGTATATCATCATCTTCATCAATTAATGGCATTTCGTCTTGTGTAAAAACACTGCCTATTACATTGTCTTTTTTTGCGTTTAAACTCATTTTAAACTCGCAATAATCGAAACCGTTATCAATCATAAAATTATGTATGATTAGTTTTACTTCTTCTGTTGTTGTTTTCATGGTTTATGGTTTTAATGGTTTGACTTTATTTTCGTAAAGATAATTACATCTGCAAACAGCTAAAGAAATATCATTATAAGCACTATCACAAACCGCATGTGTAAAGTTTGGAATCCAAACATGGTAGTTAGGTTTGCTTTTAGTTCCTTCGTTAGTAATATAATAACCTTTTTTACTGTGTAATATACCTATCTCTAAATCTTCTTTAGTTCCGTTAGCTTCGTAGTTGTTTTTACTCATAATTTATATATTTTAAATTCGTTAATAATGTGCAATATATAAAAATTATACAAAAAAAACGTGCTTTTAATTTAAAAAACACGCTGTTTATATAATTTTCATAATATTTTAAAATGAGTAACCTAAAGTTATAAATCCGCTTCCTCTAAAATAAGGCTCAATACTTGTATCATGTACTTTACTGTCTGTGCGTCTGTCATAACTTAACATAATACCTACACTAAAACCGTTACTTTCTCCGTAAGGGTACAACTCTATTCCTGTTTCACCTCCATAAGTAGGATTTGGTGCGCCACCTCTAAGAATTACACCAAGTTTTAAACCTGCAAACGCTCTAAGGTTTCTAAATCTGTCATGATAGTTAAACCCTAAAGGCACACCTGTTAACTCTGTATAAGTATATCCTCTTAAGTCAGGAAACACAAAAGTTTGTGCTTTAAAATAAACAACTGACATTTGATATTCAATACCCAAACCAATGTTAAAACCGTCCGTACTGGTTGCTACAGGGTCAGTAAAAGTAAACGCTTTAAATCTTACGTCTTGCGCTTTTGCTAATGTAGTAAATAATAATACTAATAATAATGTTTTAATCGTTTTCATTTTTTCTGTTTTTAATGTTATTAATTAATTGCGATACACAAAGTTACAAAAACAAAACCATTGTACAAAATATTTATATAACAAAAACAATAAAAAAAACGTGCTTTTAATTTAAAAAACACGCTTAACGTCTTGAATTGCACGGTATAGTTAACACTTGCGGTTTTTACCGCTAATTAAAATTAAGTAAAAAAAACACGCAACAACGTTTCTTGTGTTGCAATAGGTATGTGCTTTACTCCTTTTTCATATAAAGCAATATCACCTTCTTTAAACGTCTGATTAAACTGAACGTCAAACAATTCACCTTGTACAACCTCGCATTCCTCAACGCAATCACTATGCAAATGCATTCCGAATTCGCCTCCTTTTTCCATGTAGCAATCAAACATCAAAGTGTTTTCACTAATATCTCCACGTCTTCTAAACTTGACTAAAGGACTTTCATTTAATACTACCCATTTCATAAAAGGATAAGCTTTTAATGTACTCTTTGTTATATCTTGGTCACCTTTACCTTTAAAGTTATCTAAAGCATTCATAAATGCTTGATGTTTTATTTCTAAAAGGTCTAACATGTTTTCTTTTTCAGCACGGTTTAACTCGTATCTGCTTATTTGTTCTTTTGTTCTGTTTATACACATAATTAAAGTACGGTATTAAGTTTTTCCAATACCTTAGTAGCTAAAGTATAGTACTTTTCAATTATAGACTTCATTTCTTGTGTGCTGTTGTTGTATTCAACATCAAGCTTTGCGTGTGCGTCTCTTATATCTTGTTTAAGCTCGTCTTTTTCTTTTTCGTGCTTCTTATTTAGCTGTTTTATATGAAGTATTAAAAGCGCGCAAACTCCTAGTAATAAACCTATAACAGTAATAGATTCAGTTGTTAGCATTCTCTCAACCACTTCAGCCTGTAGTATTATTGCTATCATTATAATTTGTATTTGTAGTAAGTTAGTGTTAGTAAAATGATTATCATTATAAATATATCGTAAACAATACCGTTCACACCTAAGAATAACCAAATTAAGTTAAAAAAGTTTAGAGCTATTAAACCGTAAACAACTACTCTTGTAGTGTTACAATACTTTCTATTTGAATACACGGAAAGCATAAAAAGACAAGACAAAATAGAGTAACCAAAAACATCTCCCAAATACTTGAAAGCAATTTTATATTCTGTTTCAAAATAAGAAGCGATTGCTGTTAAGAAGTTAATTAAAAGAAATATAAAAGGAACAATGTCTCTAAACTTTTTTAGCATTTTTTATTTTTTAGGGTTTTTAATTCCTCCTCCTGGTATTGATTTTAATAAGTTCATGATTGCAATTTTAATCGATTTTAAAAATTTTCTTACCATTTGTTTGGTTTTGTTAAATTAAGTGTTATCTTTGCTTTTATATAAATAAATTATTAATCATAGCTAAAAGGTAATTATTTGTATAAACGTGTTAAAAAAGATGTCTTTGGGGAGAGGCATCTTTTTTTTATGTTTTTATTTTGTTATATCAAATATTTTTTTATCTTTGCGTTATAAATATTGTTTTTCATTTTATAATAGTTTTTATTGGTTAATTATTTAACACCTGCTTTTTAAGTGGGTGTTATTTTTTTATCTATAATCCCACCTTGCACGCGTGCGTCTTATATCATAATGCACAAAAGTATTATATACTCCAATACCACCCTGTAACATGTGACCTTCATTAATTAACCTTTCAATAATAACCGCTAATTGTTCAGGTTTAATCCCTTTTACAGAAATATCGCATGCTTTACCTAAAACGTGTTGACTATTTTTAACGCCTCCTATCGCTTTATTGTGACTAGGTGAACGATAACCGCTATTGATTTTAATTGGCTTGCCTATGTAATCCCTAAGCGTTTGTAATTGTATAGCTACTTTAGATATATTGTAAAATACATCTTTAGGCATTAGTGAACCGTCTTTACTATCAAATTCGCTTTTAAAAAAGTTATTAGTTAGTCTCATATTAATTTTTAGTTAATTTAAAATAAACGCATTGCGCTTGGTCTGAGGTGTTACCTGTACATGCTACATATATATATCTTTTTTCAGTCCAGTCTATTACGTATTGAGATAAACCCAAAGGATTTATAACGCTAAAATCATAACCAGCGTTCACACCTATACTTAAAACTTCAGTGTAACCATCTTTCACTATTAAAGTTCTGTTTAGATAACCTGCTTTCCTGTTACTTGTAGACGTGCTAACACTTGCAAGGGTTATTGCTGTACCTATATTATCAACATCTGAATTAGAAATTAAAATCTTAGTTACGTAACCACCGTTATTACTTGCGGATTCTTTTTTAGTTATTGCTTTAACTCTTATATCGTCGCCTTCTGAAAAAGTATTCGCAGGTATTTCAAACTTATACAAACTTTGGTTTGAGCCACTTAAAAAAACTAAAGTTTGGTCTGCTGTTTGTTTGTGAACTATGTTAGTACCTCCTGCGTTATCGTTAACATATTTTAATGTAGCTGGATGATAATCTAATGTTGGAGTATAAGCTGTTGTGTTGTCTTTTTCTAAAACATTTGTTTTATCTGCTTTACCAGATTCTAAGTCGTCAATAGCGTCTGTGTTTTGCTCAATTTCTGATAAATTAGCTGAAATCTGATTTATATCAGCAATACTTGTTATTTGATTAGTTGAGCCAGCAGGTATATCATCAGCAGTTAGAAAAACTGTTCCTACTTGACCGTTAACACTATCCACAGAAGAACCTCCACTTGCAGACGCAAATAATAAGCCGTCAGTACCTATAACTAGAGAATTACCAGCGTCAGTACTTACTAAACTTGTAATAACTACATCGCCATCAGTGTAATAGGCAGGGCAACCCAAATCAACAAGTTTTTGAGCTAATACTTCAACACTTGAAAAGGTTTCGTTGTTTACACTTATATCCGTGTAATTCCAACCCTCTCTTAAAAATATAGGTCTACCGCTTACAGACGTCAAAAACCCTGTATTACCATTAAATGATATTACAAGGTCGCTTGCTGTGTATGGTTGAAAAGGCTCACACTCATAAAAAAAGTTTTTATTACCTTCTTTTGTTATCTTTAGCATTATATAAATCTTTTAGATTTTCTTGTTATTTTAATATTTCTGTTTGAAATAGTCCAACTTCCTGTGTCTGTTCTTGCGTATATTTTACCACCATTAGACAGAAACGTATCACCTGTAAAAAAGTCTAAACCTAAACTTTGTTTAAAAGGTGGTGTTTTAGCCGTTTGTATGTATCCTGTAAAAGCTCTTAACGTATCCGGTGTACTTCCTGCAAAGTCAATTATAACTTCTAAATAAGTAGGGCTTCCTGTCTTACTATCTATTGTTACATCTAATCTGCCATCATAATCGTCACCTGAAGCAATTGGAGTAATTTTACCGCTTGTTAATAAATTAGAAACCCCTCTAATATCTAAAGGTAAGTTATCTATTACATTAGCACCTAAAGCATCTATTGTAATTTCAGTCCAACTAGTACCGATTGTGATTGTTGGAGTTGCTAAACTATCAATATAAAAACCAAAACCTTTTTCGCCTTTCAAGCTATTTAATACATCGTCTACAGGTTTACTATATATTGGCGATTTAGTTTGGTTACGCTCTTTATTGTAAAAGTGTAAACCATCCATGTAAATAACTAAGTTATTAGAAACACTTGAAGCATTTGACTTAACCGTAAATATAAAAGTTACAACATCATTCTTTAACATTCTAAAGTTTTCGTTAGTCATAAACGAAGTCCAATTATCAGTGTTAAAAGATGCAAATGTTAAATCTTGATTATACACACTTGAAGCATTTTTAAATATCTCAACGTTAATAATAACGTCTTCACTTAATGACTTTTTCAAGTATAAAGAGAAATCATAATCACCATCGTAAGGTATTAAAGTGTTTTGTGTTGAATTACTAACCGTTAAATCTGTGTTTTGATAGTCTGTATTATTAATTAACAACGAACCACTACCATCGAAATAAGTAGAACTTACAACGCTTGCGTTTCCTGTACCTACTGAAGGCCAAGTACTATTTACATTAAAAGATAGTAAATTATCAATTATATTTTCAGAGGCATGTAAGCCTTTTCCGTTTATCTGTATCATTAGTCTTTAGTAAAATAAGTTAATTGTCCTTTAAATGTTTGACCGTTAAATAATACGTTTGAATTAGAAGTGAATGATAACACGTAACCTGTAAAATTATCACGTCTTATTGATACAACTAAAGTGTCGCCTGTGTCTGTTGAGTATTCAAATATAGAACCTGTTGCAGAATACGTCTTATCAAATGATAAAGTATCTTCTTCAGGCAAAAACTCTGTATTTGTTATCCCTGCAATCTCGTCACCAATATAGTTATTAATACATTCAACAACTATATTTAAAGTAACTCTACGACCTTGTTTGTTTATTCTTATGTAATACTCAGCACTACCTGTTAACGCTGTAAAAACGTTTGTTGTGCTTTCAGTGTCAATAATAGCATCGGCATAGCTTTCGTCTAATACAGTGTTTAAGGTTTCTCTATGCCTAGAAGCAGGTATGTCAGAACCACTCGCCAAACCTGTTTCTATGTTTTGTTGTATTTGCGCTTTTGTACTCATTTATTATATATCTTTAATCTGTGAAATAATCATCACTATAATCTAAATTACTGTAATCTGCATTACCTATGGTTAAAGTCCAAACATCAGGATTTGATATACCCTCAAAAGGAATACCAAAATCCGAACTCTCAAACAAACCACTATCAATTAAGAAATAATACTCTCCGTTTTCTGTTATATATGTTTCTAATCCGTTAGCATTAACAGATTGACCGCTAACTGTTATTTCTTCATTAGTAAACGTATGTATAAGTCCGTTACTTGCATTATATAAGTATATATTACCTTCTAATTTGTTGACATCGATATTAAATTCTATATTAAACTGGTCTCCCATACTTAAAAGCGTTCTTAGTCCTGAAGGTTCAAACTCATCTATAATCAAACCTTCAAACAATTGATAACTATATTGCTTAGTGTCTTTGTAATTTTTATAAACACTAAAAGAAGCCTCAAATAAGTTAGATTTATCTATTAACTCGCTACTTTCAAAACTTGTCTTATTAGTAACTTTAACACCATCAATATAAACGATTTCATGCTGTAGCATAACATTACATCTATCGTAAACAAAACGGTCTAAATAATCAAAAACATATTTTTCACTGTTTTTATATAAAACCCTTGCAGAAATTGTATTACCTCTACTGATTTGGTAATAATCTTCTATCTCGCTTTCGTCTGAACTATTATAAAAGTAGCATTTTAATCTTATTGATTGGTAATTCTGACTATTTGTGTATGCTATTCCTTGATAATCAGAATAGTTTTTGTATTCAAAATACGACGTCAACTCCTTAAACTCTTCTGTAATTGTTACAGGATTAGAGTAATAAGACGAATAATTGTCGTAAAACTTAAATAAAACAGGTTCGTTGTAAAAGTCCTTATTGATATTGATTATCTCAAAAACTATTTGCGTATTTCCTTCTTCATCTAAAACTTCGTTATTAAAAATATTATTTGTAATATCTAGTAATTTAACACCTTTGCAGTTCACTATTTCTGCTGTAAAATCTGATTGCAATGATATACCACCAGCATAAGACGTTATTTGTGTATAAGCCTCGTTAGGTAATAACTGTATGTTATCATAGTATATTTGTGAAGCTATCGGACTATTGCCGACACGTAAAGCATCGGCTAAATTGTCCTTAAATCTTATAAAACTAAAATCACGCATCAAGTAAAACTTGGTTTAAATCTGTTACATTATCATATATTACACCGTTAAAACTTATATTACTGTATAATGTTGGGTTTATAATAGGTGCGCCATCACTATCAAAGATAATAAAATAATCGCCATTAAACTCAAACCAACTATAATCATTAGTTACTACATCGTAAAGAACGTTATTAATAGTGATATCACCGTTACTTGAAGTTATTTCTATTAATTCAGTTTCGTATAATTCCTCTAACGTTACATTTAAGCGTTCCGTTGCTGGCTCGTAATCTAATTTTTTAATAAAGCCTTTTATAACTCTGTAATTAGGGTTGTAACACCTTATAAAACCACCTATACTATCATCTTCGTTAATTGTATTAAGTTTATTTAATAAATCAACCATTTGCGTAAAACTAACAACTAAAGTCAAATTATACTCGTTAGCAGATAATAAAGGGTTGTTTAATTCAAGTTTAGCCTTTTCGTTTAATAACTCTGTCTCTGTTTCTAATTGAGTTGATAATCCGTCAGTAGTATATTGATTTACTTTGTATTCACTATTTTTTAATTTGTTATTAGTAAATAATACAGCACTGGCAAAATAACGCTCCCATTCTAAAAGGTTACGTTTTGGTGTATAACGCAAGTTAGCGGACTTGTCAGGACTTATAATACCATCTACTATACTAAATCCTTCGTTAGTTCTATTAGTGTATAAAACGTTATCATACGGATAACTAACTTCCGTTACAACGTCTTGCTGTGTTTGGTTTTGTGTAGACGGTGAAACTGGGTTTAATGTTATTATCGTGTCTGTTATTTCTTCGACTGTATAAGTTCCAACGTTTACACCGCTTTCAATAGTAAAAGGACTGTTTCCACTAAAACCTAACACACCCCAACTTGGTAAATCAGCACTTTTTAATAGTTGTACTTGACCGCTACTATTAACATTGTGCGTCATACTAGCTGAAAAACCTCCGCGACTATTAGGCGCTAACGGTACTACGTCAATCATATACATTTTATCGTCGTCACCTGTTACCGTTGTAACTTTAACCGCTTCTTGTTTAGTTACTTCAATTTTGTTAAAATCTCTTATATGTGGTATCTTAAGCTTCTTTGTGTTTTCTACTTGTAAGTTGCTTATAGTCCATTGTGTAGACGTATGTACACCGTCAGACGTGTCTTCTTCGTCTTCGCTTTTTTCATAAGTAGAGTATTCAAACTCAACTAAATTTAATGCTGTTTTATCGTTAAAGGTTGCTGTATAATCATCGCTTGGGTACTGTGGGAAACTACCTAATTCTTTTAAAGGGTAAAAGTCTGTAAAATGACCAATATATACTTTATCGTCTAAAACTTGATAATCTAAAGCGACTTCTTTAATACCATCCATTAAATCCTTAAATTCAGAATTAAAAGCAACGTCGTTACGTCCTTTTATTAAGTTACCACTAAAAGCAAAGTTATCATAATGCTTTCCGTTAACATCTAATAAAGGCGCGTAAACATCCAAACCGCTAATCGATTTAATATTTTGTTTTATAATATCTATCCATCTAACACCTTTTATAACGGTATCAATTGCTGTGGCTGTTAAAGAAATATTTAAGTCTGAATCGCCTTGTATAGATAAACCGCCTGAGCTTGAAGGTGTTACGGTTGGCAAAGTATAAGTGTCGAAAATACTAAATATAACAGAAATATAACCACCAGCAGGAACAAAGTCTATTGTTGTTTCAAAGTCTTGATTATTTAAATTAACAGTATCATCTTCAGAATAAAACAAATCAATAAATTGAAATTGACCAACAGCGTAACCTGTTCCATAAATAACGGATAATCTTTTAGTAACTGTTGTTATTCCTGAAAACGAGCAATTAAGATTTAAATTACTTATTTTTATATTGATATTACTTAAGTCGTTAACCGCCCTGACAACTCTTAAGTTTTGCCTTGCTTGTTCAAAAAATGATGCATCTGCTCCGAATGGTGCATCGTAAACCTCGTAAAAAGACGTTAAAGTATCTTCGATATCATATTGCTGTATCTGATTAAATATAGGGAATTGAGCAGAAGCATTTGAACCAAAAAACTGTTTACTATAATCAAAGTTACTTGATACTATTTTACTAACTTGGTTACTTGGATTAGCTTTTAATAATATGTTTTGAGTTGTTAACGGTTCAATATATTCTTCGTCTGGTGTTTCATCACTAAAAACATCAACAACGTAGTCCGCGCGTCTTTTAAGTACCTGTTTCTCTGTTGATTGTAACACCTTGCACTTAATATAGCTATCTTCATCCGTTTCGCTTGTTTGAAAGTCTAAAACACCGAATGTAAACTCTGTATCACCGTCTAACAATAAAAACTTACATGAAACCTCATAACCTTTTTGTTTTCTTGCTTCGATTAAACTTTCAAAGCCTTGCGTTAAGTTATTTATAATCGTACCATCTAACAACTGTTGCGGATTCTCTGTATAATCATAAACACCGTTATAAAAAAACAAGTCAACATTTTCATTTAAGAAAAATATATCACGTCCAAAACGCTCTTTATCTTGTTCAAGTACAAAGCTTGCACCATCGAACTTTACAGGCTCTGTGATTTCTTTTTCAGACAGTCCTGAAATATTTTCAAAAATTAATTTAAATTTATAGTCTAATACTCCCATTTTTTTTATATATTTGTTTTGTTCATAATTATTGTTTAATTTAAACCGCTAAAAAGTAAGGGAGGACTTTGTTAGCGGTTTTTCTTATGTTCTATTTCCTAAACCGCGAACACGCGAATTTAACATTTTTTTCTTTCTTATCCCATTATCCCAATAAGAATTTATTCCCTTTTGGTCAAAATTAATAACCGCGTTGCCTTTTGGTATCTTTTTTACTTCACGACCTATTAATTTAGCTAGTTTAACCTCATCGATTTGCTTTTGTTCTTTTACTCTTGTTATTGGACTAATACCGTTATTTATAAGTACTTTGTTTAGCTTCTCGTTAAAAAACTCTTCTTTACTGCTATAAACGTTTGCACCTTTAGGTAGATTTACAAGCGTATCTGTGCTAGGTGTTAAAGATATTCCGTTTTTAGTTTCGATTACCTCCTGAACTCCACCGTCTCCAACTACTGCCATACCTCCTGTAAAGTCACGCACACCATCTTTAAATTGTGGTATTTCAGTGCTTGCTACTTTAGCTAATTGCACCGCTCCAATACCTCCGATAATACCAGCTAAAATTGGGTTTGGTGGTGTCATAGCTAATGCACTAACAACCCCTTGCGCTGTGCTAATAGCAATATTAAATAAAGCGTTTTCTTTATTTGCTTCTGCTTGTCTTTTCTGTACTCTTTTACGCTCTTCTTCTGCTTGTCTACTTATTTCGGCTTCAGCTTCAGCGTTACCGTTAGCAAATTGCAATCTAATAGCTTCGTTTTGTGATATTCTGTCTAATTCAGCGTCAAAGTTTTCTTGACCAAAACCATTAAGTAAAGAAAACATTTCTTTTCCTGCTTCAGCTATTGCGTTAAACGTAACCGCAAACTTTTCTTGTGTTGTATCAGCTCCTTTTAATAACTTATCAAATGAGCCATCGAAAAACGTTTGTAAACTACCCATGCCGAACTCACCTAATTTACTGAACGCGGTTGATTCTAAATGCTTCTCTGTAGCCTTTTGTAAAGCTTCTAATTCTTTACGTCTTTTTATATCCGCTTCAGCATCTCTAACCTTTTTATTGTAAGTCTCATCTAATAATAAGTTTTGCGCCTTTGCAGTACCGTTTAAAGCATCAATACGGTCTTGTATTGTTTTATACTCAATAGTACCTTTCATTAAAGGCTCTTGCAACATTTTATAAGCTTTTATTAGCTTTTCTATTTCGTTACGCTCTTTTAAATGTGATTCAATTACTTTTAATTTGTTTTTCACATTCTTTTTACTTGATTTAGTTGTTTTCTTTTCTTCTAAATCAACGTTATCAATATAAACATCCATTAAAGCGTTAATCTCTTCTTGTATTTTAGAAGTTGTTTTTAATTGTTTGTTAATACCATCGTACATGGATTGCATAGGAGACGAACCCCCTCTCATTGACCTAGGCGAACCGCTACCACTTACCGCATCGTTTATACTCTTTACGTATTTAATAGCTTCCTCTGATGTCTTAAACAGCTCTTTATTGTTTGCTTTTCTTATGGAATTTACTGCGTCTAGTATGTTTTTTTGTTTTTTCTCTAGTTTTTGCTCCTCTATAATCAACTTGTTATACCTCTCTTGTAGCATTGACATTGTAGCTTGTGCTTTAGCTTTTTGCCCTATTTTAAGAATGTAACTACTAATAGCAGAATTAACTAACTCTGTATTATTTTTTTCTGACAATATATTAGCATTAAAGTCAGGATAAGTTTTGTTTAACTCCTTTATTGCGTCTGCTCGTCTTTTTTCTGTTTCTGTTACGTCCTGCGCTATTTTAACTAATGCTTTAAACTGCGGAATTGTTTTACTTGATATTTCTGCCGATTCCTTGTTTAACTTCTTAGTGTTTTCCTTCATCTTTTCAGTAGCATCTGAAGCTGTAAACATACTAGACGCCCACTTAACCAAGTCAGCGCCATAAAGGGTTAATAACGTAACTCCAACACTTAAAAGTACTTGTAAGCTAAAAAACGATTTAGCTAATTTTGCAAGTGTTCCTTGTGTTTTAACTCCTTCAGCACGTAAGTTGGCAACCTCTTTTTTTGTTTTCGATATTTCATCAAAAAACATAGGTAAGTTGTTCGAAATCGCCATAAATCCAGTTTGCATACTATTAGCAAATGCTGGAGCTTCACGCGCTAACTGTGTAATACTAAACCCTAAACCATCAAAAGCACTTTTATAATTACCTACATTACGTTGGTTTTTACCTGCTTGTGCGTCAACTTTTTTGAGTACTCCGTCGTATTTAGTTATCTTTTTGATAAGGAAATCCATGCGTTTTTCCTCTTCAATAGTTAACTTCACACCAATTTCTTTGCGCACTGCTAAGTCTCTATACTCTTTATTCAGCATGCTTAACTTTGCATCCATTTTAGAGTAAACACCTTCTAAAGCTTGCTCATACTTGATTTGTAAGCGTGTTTCTTTATTAACAGCGTTTTTTCTAGCTCTAGCTTCTAATAAAGACTTATTAGTTTCAGTCTGTGCTAATTGCTCTTGTATTAGTGCTTTTTCAGTCTGTTTTACAAGCTTATTATATTCGTCTGTTAAAGTAATAACTTGCTTTAAACCTGTAGGGCTTCCTGTTTTTGTGAAGTCAATCCCTTTGGCGTTAATTTTCTGTATTTCTTCGTGTGCCTTTTGAAGCTTAACGATTAAACCATCTAAGCCTTTAATCGCTTTATCCTGTACTATTAAATCAATTGCATTACTCATGTACTATGCTTTTTGTTTGTCTTTTAATATTTCTTGATACTCGTACCATTCGTAAACGGTTGTAGTCTTTTTATCTATCTTGTAACCTAGTTCCAAGCCTTTAGAAACAAGTATTAACTGTTTTTCAATACTTATTTTTTCGTCTTGGTCATCGCTTTCAATATCTATTTTTAACATTTCGTATTGAGTGCGTAAGTTTTGCAGTCTGTTCTGTATTTTATCTAATTGAGTAAATAAATCTATTTCTTTGTAAACCTTATAACCCCACTTGCGTAAATTAGCTATATTTTCGTCTAACTCTTTTTTACTTAACTTATGGTTTTTTAATGCTTTTAGCGTGATTCCTACTGACATATATTTTACGTCAATTTTCATCATCTTAACGATTTTTACATACCTGTTACGTACTCTTTGATTGTTTGTAAGATTAATATACTCATCAAAAAAGTTAATCATTGCCTTGTTTAAATCCTCGTGTCGTTTTCCGTCCTTAGAAAACCAAATTAAATCTTGTGTATCTAAGTACTTAATAAAGTTGTCTAAAGGCATTTCTTTGCAACTCGTGTACATTTGAGGTTGTTTTATAAATATTTTTTTAAGAAAGTCCATATTTCAGGTAGTACTATTTTATTATTAACTATTATTTGATTGTCTTCTATTAATCCGAATATATTTCCGTATTTATCTACTAAATCCATTGATTTACTATCTCTAGAGAATATACTTATAACACCGTTTCTAATTAGTAAGTCAAAGCCATTGTAAAAGCTTTCTGTATCTAATAAAGTAGTACGGTTGTAAACTTCTCCTTTTTCTTTTTTAATCTTTACCGTTATAGGTTTGTAAGCTTTTAATAATTTTCCATCGCTATCAATACCCTTTTCAAAAAGTTGCTTTTCACGGTTTAAGTCTAATATTTGCTTTTTATTATTTTTTACTATGGTTTCAACCGCTTTCGGTAACTCGTTTTTAGCGCGTTTTGCGCTCTGTAAATAGTCGTGTATAGTCATAGTATAAAAAAAGGGATAGGATTAACCCCACCCCTTTAAAATTAGGATTATTAATTAATTAGACAGTTACTGTATGAGTCGCTGAATTAGATTTGTATAATACACCTTCTACATCAATTATATCAGTAGCCAAAGTACTATCGTAAGTCTTTAATGTTATTTCGCTAGGACTTGACAACGTTGCTGTTGCTGTTCCTGTATAACGTCCGGCGATAGTTGCATCAGGCGTTAACGCTGAAATTACGTCAGTTACTCCGTCGATAGCTAAGTTTAGATCTTCTTTAGCTAAACCGCTAACCGCTACTTTTTTGTTGTCTGCTGTTGAGTAAACATCAAAAACAAAATCAGAACTAGAATCAGAAGCCGAAATAATATCAATAGTTAAATCATTATAACCATCTAAATCAGTTTCTGCTGTATAATCTAAGTTATCAGACGTTAACCAAGCCATTCTATTATCCCACTCTTCACGGTTTAATTGAGTTGTCAAAGTTAACATTGAAGCTTCAGCACCATCAGACGGCACGTAAGAGCTTGAATTTACTTGATAACATGCAAAACCTTTAAACTCTTCTGCTTTAGTTTCTGCAAATAACTTGTTTCCTTCTGAATCGTAAATCGCTAAATTATATTGACCAAAAGACGTTAATTGTTGCACTGCTTTAGCAAAATATACACCGTTATCGAATGTGAAAGTAACATCGATTGGATTTTTACCTGACAGTTTATTAATTCCTGAACCCTGACGTGTTGTCATGTTGTCGTCAGCAGTGTTAAAAGCAATACCTACAACTCCATTCAAGATTATAATGTCACCTTTTTGTTGTGCTTCTCTAATACCTGTAAGCGTGTCGCCTGTAGTATCGTCATATTTATATCCTCTTTTAGAGAATTCTAATGTAACCGCTCTGTTAAAGTCAAATTTACAGTGGTTTAATCCTGTACCCATCAACCCATTCGCTCCGCAGTTAACATTATTTACATTTGTTGAAATCATATTTTTTAATTAAATTTTATATTATTTATACATCTATCTCCTCGTAATTCTAATGAGCAATCAAAAGTTATCGCATTCCATATTGCAAGCGTTTTTGTTTCGTTAGTAGTTTCACTGTAATTTGGTAGCCTTTCGACTGAATAATCACCGTCTATAATTCTGCTAACACCACTACGCTCTAAAGCTTTAATTATATTTTCTAATAATGGATTTAAAACAATATCATAATCGGTTTGAAACTGAAAATCGTTAAACTCGTTTGGAGCATCACTATTTTTCGCTATAATTAATCTGCAATTATTACGTGTTGCAACGTCTTTTGTTACGTTTAAACTGTCTACACCGTTTACAAGCCATATTAAAGGGTATTTGCTTATGTTTTCAGGTAAAGCGATAAACTTATTAAGCACGTCTTGAGTCCCCCAATTAAAACGTGGTTTAAACACGTTTCCGTTGATATCTGTGATATCAGGTAATTGGTCAAGTATTTGCGCTAATTTTGTTTCAAAAACTATCATATACCGAAAGTGTTTTCTGTTTCGTAGAACTTAAAACTATCAAGTCCCCAGCCATAAACCTCTTTATTATCATTTAAGAAACGATATAAAGAAACATAAACTTCTTTATCAGAATTACACCAATCAATAAATTGCACTGCTCCTTTATAAGTGATTAAAGGATGATTTAAAAATCCTTTTTGATACTTAGTAATAAATTCATTTAAAGCATTTGTAAGCTTATATGCTGGATTTACTATTGAGCTGTTTTCTGATTGTACTTGTGCTACTCCTACTGCTGTGTTAAACTGTGTGTTTTGATTTATAAACGTGTAATAAATAGCATAAGCTAGGAGAGAATAATCGTTAGATAATCCCTCCCATACTTTGCCATCATATTCAACACCATCTACTAAATCGCGCCACTTAATATCAGCGTTCGCTAAATCGTTCAATGCTGTTTGAAGCTCATTATAAATATCCAAACCTAAAGCATTAATAAGTACGTCTTTTTCAACCTTAGTAATCATAGTTTCAAGCGCGCTATGTGTATTAGGACTTGCAACCGTGCTTACTGTAGTTGGTTGATTAGAAGCTAACGGTATATTTAAACCGTTAGCTTTATTAAATACTTCTATTTGCGTTATATTTGGCATATATTAAATATTATACTTCAGGAGTTGCTAATGTCGCTAAGTCAGCTGAAATATCAGTTGATTTTGCGAAACCTGTTTTATCAACTTCTTTGATTAAGAATAATAATCTTGTTCTCGCTTTAATCGTTTTCATGTCTGCTGTATATTGGTCGTTTACAAGACCTTCAGATAATACAACACCACTCATTTCGTAAATATTACCGAAACGACCATCTCCAACAACTAAAGTGCCATCCGCTAAGTTGTTATCTTCTACGATATCCAAACCTGCAATTTGACCTGTATTCATGTCAAACATGTAGTTGTTATTAGCATCTTTTTTTAAGATGTATTGGTCTATAGTATCAGAGTTAGCTGCTACAAAGTTAGGACTGTATTTAGAACCTCTTGTCTTAACGATAGATGTTCTCATTTTACGCACTAAATCTTTTATGTTAGCATCTTGAATACCACTTGCAACCGCTGTATAAGTAGGAGCTGCTGTATATAAACCTTCGATATCAGAAACACCACCAGCACCAACTGCGATTTTATTATCGATAACCGTATTCATGTTAACTCGTAAGAAGTTGTCTAGTTCCGCCGCTGCTAAAGCTTCATCTTCTCCAAACTCTTCTGTAACAGGTAAAGTGTCACCAATTTTTACTAATTTCTTAGAACGCTCAATAAAAGCTGCTTCAGATTCAGGAAACTGTGCACCCTCTGCAACAACTGCTGCTGCTCTTGCAATAGTATCTTCATCCCAATCAACATAGGTAATTGTTCCGTTATGGTTTCCTTTACCTAATGGAATTTTTGTAAAGTAATCGTATAAAGCACGTCTTTTTACACCTAGTTGCCCTATGTCGTTAAGTCTGTAGCTTGCTGTATTACCTGCAATAGATGCACGTGTAACAGTCGCCTTTAATTCTACGTCAGCACCTTTACCTGAAACTAAGTCTTTAATCTCTGTAATTTGCTCTTTTACTGCTTTTACAATTGTCATTGGTTCTTTTTCTTGTCCTTTTGTCTCTAAGTCGATTAACTTATCTGCAAGGTCATTAACTTTGTTTTGTAAGTCTTCTTTTTCTGCCTTACTTGTCAGCTCTTTAGTAGCTTCTTCAACTGCTTTTTCAATAGCTGTTTTTTGTTCTGCGTCTTCGAACGCTCTTTTTTCTTTAGCATACACATCGATTTCTTCTGATGTCATTTCTGCTAATTCTTTGTTTGTTTTGTAATTAAACATTTTTTAAAATAAATTAGGATTAATAATTGTTTTGTGAGTGTCATTCGACGGCTCGTGTTTATCAGTAGTGACATCTGTGTCGGCTTCTGTTTTTTGTTCTGCGATTGTTGGTGTAAGTTCGTTACTACCTAATAAAACCGCACTTATTTCTATTAACTTTGCTTCACGTACAAACCAAAAATAACCTTTTGATTCTGCGTGCTCTTTGTTTCCAATACTATCGATATTATCCTGCCAAACTTTATACTCTTCTTCAAACTCTTCATCGTTAACAGCTAAATCAATCTTAACATACTGCATTCCTACTGAATGTTGATTAATTTGACCGCTCTTATAAGCATTAAATATCTGTGGATTATAATCTTTTTTAATATCGCTATCCATGAATAAAGCTTGTGTAGTTCCAGACTTGTTAACACCTAACTCCTTCCATGAGATTTCATTCTCATAAATATCAATAGGCTCACCAACTTTAGCAACTAATTTGTATTCGTGGTCATGCAAATGAAATATCGAACTTTTACGCTCTTTAATAGACTTAGTAAATACACTTTTAGCATGTACATCGTCGTGACTATCCATCCATAAGTAAGTATTACCAACTATCGTACGTTTAAGCTCATTCTCATCGTTTTTAAACACACCTTTTATAGCTGTAGACTTATCTGCTACTAACTGACTTAAACCACCTTTAACGGTCTTTAATTCAGCTTTCTTTAATTCTATATGCTGTGCTTTATTTTTTACTAAGTCAGATATATTCATTTCTTTATATATTTGTTTTTAAGTACTGTGATTTTATTCTGAATAGTACTTTTAATATTTTCGTTATCTGTTTTATTTAATTTCTCTTGTAATTCTTTTATTTTATCTTTTATCATAGTCCTAAATCTTTACGTAACTTATCGCTCATTTCTTTAGCTTCTGCTTGTGTAACCGTTCCGCTTTCAATACTAATTTTTAACGCTTCTTGATAAGCTTTAAACGTTTCAATCTTTGTAAGCATTACAACCTGCATAACAGGCAAATGATTAAACGAAGCCTTTAACATTTCGTTTTTCTCAAATAAACCAAACGATTCACTAAAACTATTCATAGTATTATCAGCACTTGACTGAATACTATTCTGTATAAATCTTATAATCCCCTGCTCCTGATTCTCGTAAGTAGAACCTGAAGTACCTAAATAGTTAAGTACGTCTTTATTCATTTCAAAAGCTAACAATACTGACATAGCATCGTTGCTTAATTGCTCATCTAAATACAAACGTTTCATATCACTAACTAAATGCTTTACATCAACGTTAGCATTTGTAACTAATAAGCTTTTACGACCTATCTTACTTTCAATATCTGTACGGTCTTGAGGTTGTATCATTGGAGTACCCTCTGCACTAGACTTATTAGAAGCTAAAAACTTTTGTGCCATCTTTAAATTGACATTCTTAGCTTTAATATTTTCTTCTATATTCTCTAATACATTAGCGATACCATCAACACGGCTAGGACTGTTCATCCAGTTATTAGGTTGTATGTTATTAGCTAAATCATAAAACGGTATTAAATCAGCTATCTTGATATTTAACTCTTCATTGTTTAGAGTGTATTTAATAGCCTGGTCTGTAAACGCCTTAACGTCTTTTTTACTCTTCAAGAACTTATCTAATTCTTGTGTATTATCAAAGTCTAGACAAGAAGGTATTAAATTGTATAAATTAGTAGGTAATTCTGTAGTAAATCGCTTAGGACTATAAGTAAAGTTTTCACCAGTAGCAGACAAATACCACATTTGCTGAAATAAAAAGTCCTGTTGTGACTGAAAGTAATTAGGGTTCTTTAACAGCTTTAAAACGTCGCTGTTCTCTATTGGGTCACCTTTACTATCACAGTGTGTTATTTGCATCTGTGAGTATAATTTAGCACGTAAAGCAATAACAGTCATTAACACAGGGTTAGACAAAGACCAATCTAAATAATCCTTATCGTTTCCGAATGCTTTTTCTGATATCTCATAAGTAAAGTCTCCTAACTTATTACGCTCTACTGTTATGTTGTTTCTCTTAAATAAAGATGAAAATATACCCACTTAAATTTGTTTATATACAAA